CTCCCTGGTGCGTGAAACCACCGAGAGCGAGAGCCAGAACTACGGCTACAAGTTCGGCCAAGAGGAAGAGACCTACAACATCGTGGCTGCCCACGGTTACTTCGGTCGCCTGATCTTCCAATACGCCAGCTTCAACAACAGCCGCAGCCTGCACTTCTTCCTCGGCGCCTGGCCCGTGGTTGGCATCTGGTTTGCTGCTCTTGGTGTTAGCACCATGGCTTTCAACCTAAACGGTTTCAACTTTAACCAATCACTTCTTGATAACAATGGCCGGGTGGTTAATACTTGGGCTGATGTACTTAATAGAGCTGGCCTGGGCTTTGAGGTAATGCATGAGCGTAATGCTCACAACTTCCCACTTGATCTAGCTACACATCAAACTCCTATCATTGGATAATCATGGCAGACGCTACTCCTTATGATCCGAAGGTATCTTCGGTGACTGTTCAGTATGTAACCCCTACTGCTACCAGTCCAGCATTCCTTAACGCTTATGGTGAGACAAATCAGACCCTGACTGAACTGAGCCCTAAGGGTGCAAAGGTTCAAGCTGGTACTCTCGCTGCGTGGACTTAACTTAATAATGGGAGCAGGGCACCTCAGAGTCGGACCCTGTTCCTATTGACTATTGGCCTCTACGGAGACAACCTTTAGTCATGACAGTCGGAGAGACGACACCAAAACAAACAATGAATGCACATGTCTAATCGTGTGAATTCCTAAGCGCTTAGGGAGACTTTACCAAAACTCTCTCTTTACTAACAATGACTACTTGGTCCCAACGGCCTGGTGTTGCTCCTAACACCACGCTGACCGCGATGGGGAACATCAACAAAACCCCTGGTCTCGGTCTTACTCAAGGCGGTGCTGATTACAACAATAAGTATGGCACCTATTTGAAATTGTTTTCTGGCGAAATGATTAAAGCGTACGAGTCAGTATGCATCGCCAAAGACACTGTGCAGAATCGTACGCTCAGCAATGGTCGTTCGCTGCAGTTTATCTATACCGGTCGTATGACGGCCGAATATCACCTTCCCGGAACCCCGATCCTAGGTGATTCTGATCCTCCGGTGGCTGAGAAGACCATCGTCATGGATGACCTTCTGGTCTCGTCTGCATTTGTGTACGATCTCGATGAAACCCTGGCTCATTACAGCCTGCGTTCTGAGATCAGTGCAAAGATTGGCCACGCTCTGGCCGAAGCATATGACAAGAAAGTCTTCCGTACTATCGCCAAGTCTGCCCGTACCGCTCACCCGATCACTGCATCCCCCGGCCCCGAGCCTGGTGGTTCTGTGATCAAACTGGGTGCTGGTAATGAGTACAATGCTCAGGCTATCGTTGACGCATTCTTTGAAGCTGCTTCGATTCTTGATGAAAAGAATGTACCCCGTACTGGCCGTAATGCTGTGCTGTCTCCCCGACAGTACTACGCTCTGATCAGCCAAGTTGATAGCAACATCCTGAACCGTGAGTACGGTGCTACCCAAGGCAGCATGAACTCCGGTGAGGGTCTGTATGAGATCGCTGGCATTAAGATCTGGCGTTCCAACAACCTGCCTTTCATGGCTGGTAGTGTTGCACGCGTTGATGGTGAGAACAACGATTACAGCGGTGACTTCTCTGCCCACTGTGGTCTGATCTACCAGCGCGACGCTGCTGCTGTTGTGCAAGGTATCGGTCCTAGCATCCAAACCACTGGTGGTGATGTGAAGACCATGTATCAAGGTGACCTGATCGTGGGTCGTCTTGCAATGGGTGCTGATTGGCTGAATCCTGCTGCTGCTATTGAGCTGCAAGCCGTTTGATAGGAGGCTGAATAATGGCTTCGAATCTTGTTCCAGGCACTCAGAAATACGGAGAGATTGATCCAGCTATTCATATCACCAAATCTACTGGTGGTATCAAGCAGCCGAATCCAGTCGCTTCGATCACTCAGGATCCCTGCCCTCCCGTTGAATACGGTCGTACCGCTGCTGCTTCGCAGTACGAGACGACTAACTCCTCGGGTGCACCGATTCCTGATCAGACTCCTGCTCCTCCTCCTGCCCCGTAATAATCATGGCAATCACTACTCGATTCTCTGTTGCCAAGACCGCTAAAAGCTATGACCCTCGTGGTGTATATGCTGTGCTCGGTTCTGTGGTGAAGAGTGAAACCCAAGATATGCGTAGTGCATATCGCTACGGCACCTCCGTTGGTGGTGACGTTTCAAATGGTCCGGCTGCAAACACTACTCGTTTGAACCCGACCACCTGATTTCTATGGCCCTCAGAAATGGGGGCCTTTCTTAACATATAACTTCATTGTTATGCTATATTCTACCACTGGCTCTAAGACTGAGCTTCAAGCTGTCAATCAGATCCTGGCGTCAGTTGGTCAGGCGCCTGTAACTGCTATTGATACTGAAACCATTACCGATCAAGATGGTAATGCGGTAACAGTAGTTTCCAACCCGGAAGTTGCGATTGTCTACGATACCTTATGGGAGGTATCAAGGGAAGTTCAGGCAGAAGGCTGGACCTTCAACAAAGAGTATAACTACCCCTTTACGCCAGGCAATGATAAGAAGATTGTCTGGCCCAATAATGTATTGCAATTAGATTTGTCGGATGATCCATGCTATGTGGCTTATCGACAATATGACACTGTAAAGAGGAATGGTGTTCTGTACGACAGAAGGCATCATTCAGATCAATGGAACGATACTGTCTATTGTGATGTTGTTTGGCTATTTGAATGGGAAGATATCCCGTCTCCTGTTCAGGATTACATCACCGCACGTGCCGCTGTAGTCGTCTCTAGCAGGCTTGTGAGCGACGCTCTGCAGTATCAGGCACTTCAGCAGAAGGAAGCCTATACAAGGGCATTTGCACTGGAGTATGAGTGCAATCAAGGGGATTACAGCATGTTTGGCTATCCACGTGATGGCACTTACTACCAAAGCTATCAACCGTATAACACATTGAATAGATACTGATGGCAGCAATTACACAGTTTGTTCCGACATTTTTAGGCGGTGTAAGTCGACAGGCTGATACCAAGAAGTTTCCCGGACAAGTCAATGAGATTGTCAATGGCTACCCTGATCCAACCTATGGTTTGTTGAAGCGAAGTGGAGCCAAGTTTATTGGTAATCTTTACAGCTATGCAAATGATGCCAGTGATGAACTGAAGGATGGCTATTGGTTTGCAATTGACAGGGACAATGATGAACGCTACGCAGGTGTAATCACCAAGAATGGAAACATAAGGATCTGGAACACAGTACCGGTAAACACTGGTGGAGTGCTGACCTTTACTGAGGCAACAGTTACGGGCAAAACAAATCCAGACGTGGTCTCCTACTTGACTACACCAGCTGGCGTGTCGACACTACATAACTTTCATACATTCTATTATCTTGATCGTAGCTACATCATCAACAAGTCAAAGACTGTGACGATGAACGCTAAGACAGATTACTATCTGAAGACAAGAGCTACGGTTGTCATTGGGAGTATTGATTACGATCAGGAATACAGTATATACATCAATGGCACAAAGTATTCATTCACCACAGTATCAATTACTGAGGCCGAGACAAGGGATGAGCCTGTTGATGCAGATGAGATTCTTGCTGGACTGAAAGCGGCTATTGATGCAGCACTGAGCGCTACGTTCACTGTCACCAAGTATTCCAACAGCCTGGAGATAGAAATCAAAGATGGTCAGACACCATTCAACATTGAAGTTGCTGGTGGTGTACAGGGTGTATCTTTGACTGTCTATCAGGATGAAGTAAGCACAACTTCACGCCTTGCTGCTTATACGAAGCCAGGTAGACGGGTTAAGATCCTAAATTCCATTGATGATCGGTCGTCTTACTTTGTAAAGTTTGTAGGTACGGGTACAACGACAGGGAGCAGTGTAAATGCAGGTTCTGGTTTCTACGAAGAATCGAGGGGATGGGATATCAATACAGATGATGAAGGTAATCCAATTGCTACAAGTGGAAAGTTCGCTGCAAAGCTAGCTGCCACATCGTTAGTTGCTAATACAATGCCGTTTAAGTTGGTGAACACAGGCACGAACCAGTTCACAATTTCTACGGAAAAGTGGTCGCCGCGGATTACTGGCAATGAGTTTGGCAATCCGACGCCGAGCTTTGTTGATGATCAGATTAAGTACGGCTTAGTCTACAGTAATCGACTGACATTCATGACCAACGATTCAGTTGTGATGAGTGTGGCAAAGGACTTCCAGAACTTCTTTTTTACCAGCTCTCAGACAGTCATTGCATCAGACCCGATTGATCTAGAGACGACAAGTTCAAAGGTCAGCAACTTGTACTGTGCGGTGCCACAGGCACAAGGTCTTGTATTGTTTAGTGAATACGAGCAATACCTACTGTTCTCAGAAAGCGGCGTGATATCGCCCAATGACGTGATTCTGCGGACAATCAGTCAGTACGAAGCGGATCGAAAGATCAATGCACAGGATGTTGGTGACTTTGTTGCGTTTGTATCGCCAGCTTCTAGCTACTCAAGACTGCTTGGAATGCAACCAAGAGGCACAGTACAGGCAGCATTAGTTTCTGACATCAGCAAAGTAGTAGCAGATTACCTACCGGCTGATGTGCGATATCTAAGAGTAAGTACTGCTGACTCGTTGCTGGCCCTTCTGAGTAAGAAGGAAAACAGAATCTACCTATACAAATACTATGCAGTAGACGGTGAAGCGTCGATGCAAGCATGGTTTAGCTGGAAGGTTGCTGGTGAAATCCAGAACATGTTCATCATTAACAACTTTGTTCTGGTTGTCGTAAGGGCTCAGGGTCAGTATCGTGGTGTCCTAATCGATGTGATTCAGGACTTCTCAAAACCTACAGATATCACACTAGAGAACATCAGGCTGGATCACTCTTTTGTAGTGAAGTCTGCAGGTACAATCACGTATAGCAGTGCACTGAATAAGTCTACCATTCCCAAGCCGTACAACAACATCACAGGAGAAACACCTGTAGTTGTTACGATTCCACAAGTAGCAGTAGGCCCTTCAACTGATTACGACAACCTCTTTGTAGAAACGGGTGTTAGTACAGGAACAACGCCGAACTTTATCTTGAAGGTTGAGATTGATGGAAGTGGTAACTGGCTGATTGAAGGTGACTGGACTGGTAAGGAGCTGGAGCTGTGTGCAGGCTATGAATACGACTTTGATGTAGAGCTGCCAAAGCTATTTTATCGAACCCAGAATAATGTTGATTGGACTGCATCACTTACGATTGCACGTATCAAGTTTGATGTGGCATTCAGTGGGTTTGTGGACTTCTACACGAAGAGATACGGTGCACCTGAATGGAAGCTTCACTCTGGTGTTCAGTATGGAAACTACTACACAGCAAACAGTTCTCCAACAATTGATAGAACAGTATTGACAGTACCAATTCATCAGAAGAATACTAACTATGATCTACGAATCAACAGTAGGTCGCCATTCCCGCTTGCATTGAATAATATGACGTGGGAAGGTAACTATACACAACAGTTTTATAGGAGGGCCTGATTATGCCATTTCCTATTGGGTTGGCGCTGGGCATTGGCAGTTCGATTGCTGGTGGCATCTTTGGTGGTGCCCAGCAGAATGCACAGAATAAAGCACAAGAAAAGCTTGCAAAGATTCAGTACCAGCAAGCTCTTGATGAGTTTAGATTCAACAAGAAGAGTACAAAGCGTCAGATTAAGTTTGCTACAGAAGGCGTAGCCATTCAACGGCGAAACATTGAGCAGCAGTTAGCATACGAGGAAGCCACGGCTCAACAGTCGTATCGCTATCAGATGCAGATTCAGGCATTTGATTTTGCTAATCAGGTACGCGCATTCAATAAGTCAAAACAAACTGCAGGTCAACAGCTTTCCTTCAATAACCTAGCCTATGATTATGCAATCCAGGACGCTGCAAGGTTTGAACAGGAACAGAATGTAGCACTTGATTTTGAAGAGAAGACCTACACACAAGACTTCAGGTTCAATCAACGTGAGCAGGAAGTCAACATGCGTGGTGCTGAGGTCAACCTCCAGCAGGCGCGAGCAGAAGGTCAGATCAACAAACAGCGTACTTATATAGAAGGCATCAAGGCCGCTGGTGAAGCTCAAGCACGAGGCAATATGGGTAAGAACTCAGATGTAGTAGCGCGTGCTGCAATTGCTGAGGCAGGAGCTGCTACGGCAGCAATCATCCAGCAGGTCTTTAGTGCTGAGCAGAATTATGGTCTGACTAAGGATGCAACCAACCTGACGCTGGAACGTCTCAACGATAGGTTCTACCTGAACAAGGCGGAGACTGCAGCATCACGTGTGAGTTTGAGAAACCAAACGAAGTCTCTGCGTAACCGTGCCGCACTAGATAAGTATCAGGCTGATCTGAATGCCCTTGCAAGCATTCTGCTGGAGCCGATGATGCCACCTCCGATTCCTGCACCTCTAACTCTGCCCAGACCTGTTCTTCAGAATCCCCTGCCGTTTGATAAGGAGTTGTTTAACTCGATCAGACCCAAGAAAGGTGTTACTGGTGGACAGAATGCTGTTGTTGCTGGTATTGGTGCTGCACTGCCTGGTGTCTTCAATGCGTTTGCTAATTCTTATGATCCTAAGACAGGGAAGTTCGGGTAATGGCATTTAGAAGTTATGGGAGCCCAGAAAGGTTTAACCCGACACAGGCTCCAGACCAAGCAAATAGGGTCCTACAGCAGGGCCAGAATACGCTTCGAGCATTGCAACGTGCTCAAGACTTCGATCTCCAAAACAGGAATCGTTATGCACAGGCAATGTCAAATGTGCAGCGATTGGAAGAGGGAAATCGAGAGCTGATCTTTAATCTTGATCGTGACAACCGACAACGAGTCCAGGATCAGATTCAAAGGAATTACCTGCAGACAATCAGAGATGCAGAGGTTCAAGGTCGTCAAGAAATCCAGACTCTTCAAGCACTTGCTACGTTCTCTGATACTGCGTTTAAGGCAGTAGCTACGTTTAACCAGAAACGCGAAGAGGGCATCAAGCTTGGTGTACAGCAGGCCATTTACGCGACAGGTCTTGACCTGAAAGGCTTGCAAGAGATCTACAAGCTTGACCGTAACCTGAATGATCAGGCTCTAAGTGAGAACACGACAGTCAAAGGTCTTCTTGATAATGGAGCGAGCATCAAGGACATCCGGTACTTGATGAAGAACAGCAATGCCAAGTACTGGAATGAAAATCGTGGTCTTGCTGAAGAGATCGGTAGTGGATTTGGGAGCTACTCCAACGACAACTACGAAACCAAGTACAAGGTCGGTGAAACTGAAGTCAGTATGGCTGAGGCCGTTCAGACTGGCCAGTTTGATGCTGTTGAAGTGATTCTCAGCCAGCAACGATCTCAATACTTGAGGGAATCAGGTGCACTTGATATCAGCCCTCAGGTTGCAGCTGCATTCATCTTCCCTCAGATGCAAGCGTATGAGAACCAACTGAGGCAGTCGGTCAACGCACAAGAACGTAAGTCTGTTGAGGTTGAAGTCAGAAACAACATAAACCGAGCATTTGATCAAGGCATTGCAACTGGTGGAGCTGCTTGGGCTGCTCAATACATTGGGGAAAAGCCAGCAGGATCTGAGCGAAGCGCTGCAAAAGCCAACCTTCTCAACTTCCTTGCGACGGCCGCATCGGGTGATGATGCTGAGAGGTATCAGACTGTCTTCCAAGACCTGTTGAATCAGAACACGGTTCTGGCTGATGGTTCTGAGGCAACACTTGGTGATTTCTGGAAGAACGATCCGGCTGTCATCGAAGTATCACGAGCCTTTGTTGAAGCACGTAGACGGAAGCTTCAAGACCTGAATCTTAAAGAGCAAGAAGGTCTTGCACAGGTCAAAGAAAGAGAAGACTATGGTATCCAAGCACTGCAGGAGCTTCCTGGCGGGTACACAGATGCTGATATTGATGGACTCTATGAATTCATCCGAGAGGTCCGTCCTGGCTACGTGAGTGACCGCCTAGAGAATATGAGGCGGAATGAGTCAACAAATGCTGTGTATCGACAGAAGATTGAGGCTGACTTGCAGGAACTAGCTGACGCGAGCCTACTGACTGAAGAGCGGTTGGACAATATGGGCATACCTGGATCGATTGCTGCAAAGTTTCGGCCACTTGCAAGAGCTATAGGTGAGGATCGAAGGGCAAATGAGAACTTCAAGCCTCAGATGGATGCCTTAGCAAATCTTGCTAAATCACCAAAGCAGATTCAAGCCAAGGCAGATGGTACGTACAACTTTACTGTACCATTGATGACACAGCAGTTGCAAAATAAGTTCCTCACAAAGTATGCTCAGCTAAAGGCAGGTGGAGATCCCAATGCTGTAGGTGCAGCATTTAGCCTTGTTCAACAAGAATTTCAGGCGCAGATAAGCAACGATAGTTTCTTTGATAACACGCCTGGGAACTTCGGTGCATATAAGCAGTTTTCGCAAGCAACGAAACCGAGCTCTGCGGCAAGTGCTCGCATACAACGAGTACAAAGCAGTATTGCAAAACTGGGTAGTAAAACACTTGATGCACCTGGAACAATTTTCAATGCACAAGAGTTGAGCCGGATTGAGTCATCCATGAGCCGTCCAGGATTCAAGATGGATCCAATGGCTGATTACGTTGGCAGATTGATGGGCGTTGACCCGCTTACTGTAATCAACAGGCAGCGTCTAGCAGCTGGTATGTCGCCAGTTCAGTTGCCACAGGCTGCAGTGACATTCAGCACAACCGTCAACCCTATCCTCAAGCGTAAGCTGGATGCTTATCAAACGCCTGAGATCTCTGCTCGGGCAATGATGTCTACCCGGACATTTGATCCGAACCTTGTACCAAAAGGTTATGGTCCAATGGTGGTAGAAGCTGCTCAGAAGGCAGGGATAACTCCCGTTGCTGTTGCTGCCTTGGCAGAAGCAGAGAACGGTGCATGGGATCCAAACATCTTCTCTGGCGGTGGATACAAGTGGGATGGGGCAAGTACTGGTGTTGGTCTGATGCAGTTAAGTCAGGTCTACAACGGTCCGGGGTCTTCTGTTGAAGCCCGTGAGCAAGCCCTGAGGGATCCAAAGCTAAACCTGACGCTAGGTGCAGGTGCCCTTTCAAAGCTGTACAAGAAGTACGGCAATTGGAAGGATGCTGTATTTGCCTGGAATATGGGTGAAACTGGTTATGCAAATTGGGAAGCAGCAGGCCGACCTAAGTCTGATGTTCAATCCCAACGAGCAAGCAAGCTGTATGAAAGGTTTGAAAAGGCACGTGCAAAGTATGGTGATACCTCAGCATTGAGGAGTCAAGCCACAATGCGTCCAACGATGCGGCGGTTTGGTAGTGCAAGCTTTGAGAAACCATCCTCTGTCGTCTTTGAGACTTCGAGTGGCCAGCCGGGAGTTGACCTTTACTTTGAAAGCAAGAGGTTCCCTGCAGTGCTTGGCGGTGTCGTCAAAGATGTGAGCCGGGAATCAGGCTACGGTAACTACGTTGTTATTGAATCGACTGATCCCCAAACAGGTCAGAAGGTTGATGTTCTTTATGGCCACCTAGCCGATGGCATTAAACTGAAGCCAGGTCAAGCGATTGAGGCTGGTGACATCATTGGTACACAAGGTGGAACAGGAAATGTCCGATCCGTTGATGGGACAATTGCATCCATTGATTTCTTAGCTCCTGCCCCACGAGGCAGTAAGAGTATGACTCCTTACGCAGGATTTGATAACCTGCGTCGCTACGTCGTATCACAGATGCAACGCTAACATTAAAACATAGAAATGGAAGACGATCTCACGCAAGGGATCCTATTTGGTACGCCAAATCTGACGGCTGAGGAGGAGCAGCAACTGCGTTTGCAAGCTGAGCAATCTGCTCGTGATTTGCAAGCTGGTCAAAACATGGCACAGCAGCAAGCTGCTCCTGTTCAACGTCAAGGATCTACGCAACAAGTTCAAGCCCAACCTACGGGACAAGGGCAACCAGTTCAAGACAACAGGAACCTTCTGCAGAAGACAGGTGACTTCGTAAAAGGAACATTCGATGCACTCGCAGCACCTGGACAAGGTGTAAACGACTTCTTTGTCGATGCAGTCAATCTGCTTCCAGGTGTCAATCTGAAGAAGAGACCTAAGTTTGAGAATGATATTACCCAGAGTGTCCGAGAAATCAGCAGTGTCGTACTGCCTACAGTGTTCATCACACGGGGTGCTGGAACAGGATTATCTGGAGCAGCAAGCGCTAGCCGTTTGAAGCTTCTCAATGATCCATTTGTAAAGTTCGTGGCACCAAAGCTGCTAGGCGCTGGTGTTGGTGCTGGTGTTGATTACACCGTTGAATTTAACCAGACTGACGACAACCTGAGCGGTACGCTAAAGAAGAGCTTCCCTGCACAGTTTGGATGGATTTCTGATGACATTGCGACACTTGATAGTGACAGTCCTGATGTAAAGCGTCAGAAGAATGTTACTGAAGGTGTTGGCCTAGGCCTGTTTGTTGATGTCGTTGAGGGCATTGCAAAGGTAGCCAAGGGTATCCGTGGAGTAGTTCGCACAACGCAATGGGTTCCTGAGTCTGAAAAGGCTGCTAACTGGTTCTCAAAGAACTTAGGTACTGAGACTACCGATGACATTGAAGAGGCCGTTGCAGAGTCAGCTGCACGCCGCTCAGACGCTTTGGATGAGCTTGGTGAGTACAACTTCTCAAAGAGTACAGACCTGGATCAGCCAGTGTTTGGTGTTAGTGATCTTTATGGTTATGAGGAGTCTGGCATTCGGTCTGTAGATAGTCTTGGTGTTGTAGGTGCTGCAGTTGATGTGGCTCGTATTAACAACAACATTGATACCGTTTACGGTCGTGTTGGTAGTGTCATTTCAGAGTCGGCACTGAAGTTCGGTCTTGAGATCCCCAATGGACAGGAAGCGATTATTCGTGGCCTTGCAGAGCAGCTCAAGGATGCTGGGGAATACGGTTATCGCACAGCATCTGGGAAGTACCTAAGTTCCGCAGAAATCAAAGCAGCTGGGGAAGACCTAGCCATGAAGTTCTACGGGATGGATACCCCTGAACTGAAGCGGTCCATTAAACAGTTCCAAGGTGTGGACATCGATACCGGTGTACCTGTACTGAAGAGTGAAGCATATGCGGCTGTCTTCAATACGATCAATCGGTATATGGATGACTTTGCCAACATGGATGTGATGCGTGCTCAGGCATACATCGGGACATCCTTTGCTGGCCAAGTCTCTGATATGTCTCAAGGTGTTCGATTGATGGATGGCACTGCTGCGATTGAACGAGCACAAGAGCAGATCCTTGATCGGGTTGAATTCCTGATGGCACAGAAGGGCATGACTTCGTACTCACGTGGTCGTGCCTTGAACATGCTGAATATGTTTAATCGGTTCACTGCAAAGGGAGCTGATAAAGCAGATGCAAAGTATGCCAAGCGCGTTCAAGAAGCGATTCAGAGCGAAGGCAATGCAACTCTTGAAGCAATGGAACGCATCAAGAATGAAGCAAAGCAAACCGTCGATACATTGCGTGAAGTCAAGGATCAGCGTCCTGAGATGCTTGCTCCATTGCTAATGGCATATGAGTTCACTGATGGCAAGGTTGATACGATTAGCAAGCTGAACAACTATGTTCGCAACTCGCTAGGTATCTTCTCTAAAGCGTTCATTGATGGAGAGCCAGAGATACCTGCAGTATTAATACGAGGATTCTTATCTAACCTATATAATTCAACACTCGGAGCTATAGGTACACCGACAAAGGCTGGTGTATCTAACATGGTATTACTTGCAGAGCGTGCTGTATCACAAATGGCCGGAGCCGTTTTGACTGGTACGTTCAGTGGTGATGTGTCGGTTGTGAGAAAAGGTATGTTCCAATACGCTGCTGCGTGGGATACCTTAACGAAAGGACTTAGTTACATGAACCAAGTCTTCCGTAGGTCTGCATCAGATCCATATGTTATGGCATTGCGAGAAGACGTTGGCGTTGCTGATCAAAAGCAAATAGAGCTGCTAAGTGCATTTGCTGATGCCAAAGCACAAGAAGGCGATTATGGTCCGCAGGTAATGATGTCCATTGTTGAAGCTCAGAATGACCTTGCAAACAGCCCATGGCTTCGCTTTGGTCCACGCGGGATGCAAGCGTTTGATGGCTTTACACAAGCAGTGATTGCCAACTGGGAAGCACGCGGTAGGGCATGGGACAAGGTAACTCAGGGTGGTAAGTTTCCGCTGGATAAAGAGGCTGCTGAAAGGCTTTCAAAAGAGGTCTACGCTGAGTTCTTTGATGAGAACGACAACATTACTGACTCTGCTGTTAGATATGCATCAGGTGAAATTTCGATGGCTCTAGACAACAAGGCAAATGATGCTATATCCGCTTTGTTACGTGCAGCACCGATCTTAAAACCGTTCTTTCTATTCACAAAGACACCGCTTAATATGGCTACATATGCCATAAGTCAGTCACCGGTAGGAGAGTTTATTCGGAGAACAGAGGCATTCAGTAAGAATTTCAATGAATTAAGTGGTCCAGATGTTGAGCGTCTACTTGCCTCCAGGGGTATTGACTCCACAATGGAGAACATTGAGAGTGTCTATAAGACTGAACAAGCAATCCTGAGAGGTCGTAGGGCTATTGGAACAATTGCTGTGACCTCAGCGATTGGCCTTTATATGGCAGGAAACCTGACTGGTGATGGTCTATACGATGCTGAGAAGCAGCGTGTCCGTAGGGAAGCAGGTTGGCCAAAGCGCTCAATCCGTACACCTGGAGGAGAATGGGTGAGTTATGACGGCATTCCTGGTGTAAGTGATTGGGTAGCAATAACAGCGACCATCATGGATAATTTTGATTCCTTGAGTTCTGCGGAGCTCGCAGAGAGTTTTAGGATTGCTGGATTTGTACTAAGTTCAGCAATCAAGGATAAGTCAATGCTGACCGCGCTAGAACCTCTTAATGATGTTGTAAGTGGTGATGTTGGTGCAATTAATCGTTGGACATCATCATTCGTTCCAGCTGCGATGATGCCTGGCTCCAGCCTGATGGCTGAGTTTGCACGTTTGATTTCACCAGCTAAGAAAGAACTAGAAAACAACTTCTTTGACCTTGTTGCTAACCGTAACCCAGTATTGAAGCAGAATCTACCTGATGCTGCTGACTGGATTGATGGTGGCAAGGTTGGTGAACCTGTTAACTTCTTTGCCCGTGTTTGGAACACCTATCTTCCTTGGAAGGTAAGTGGTGAGATCTCTCCAGAGAAGCAATTCCTGATTGACGTTGAATACGATGCACGTCCAACACTACGGACTAATGGTCGTGGTGTTGAGTACAGCAATGAGGAACGTGCTGAAGTAACAAGCATGATGGGCAAGATGGGTATCTTCAAGCAAGAGATCCAGCGCATTATGAAGACAGAGGATGCCAAAGAATTCCGAAGACAGTTTAAGGCTGCAAGGGATAAGGGTTTGAATCCGGACCTTAATACAATGAATAATCTTCAGCTCTACCTAGATTCCGCCCTTCGATCATCGATGCGTATTGCTGAAGCCCAGGTCTCCACACGTGATGGAATCTCTCAGAAGGTTTATAAGAACCAGACGATTGATAACTTCCTACAGGTTGGAGATGTTGCTGGTGCTGAGAAGTTCCTGAAGAACATGGAACAAACAATGTCGTATTAACCTATCAAGAAGGTAAGCAATGGCTGTTATTCAGAATACATACACAGGGAACGGGTCAACCGTTCTCTATTCTTTTAGCTTCCCATATATTGAGACTACGGACATCAAGGTAAGTCTTGGTGGAGTAGTGACAACTGCATATACCCTGGCCAATGCTACAACAGTCCAGTTCAACACAGCTCCAGCCAATGGTGTAGCCATTCGCATTTATCGTGACACTGATGACGAGAATGCAAAGGCTACATTTGTTCCTGGAGCTGCAATCAGGGCTCAGGATCTGAATGATAACTTTGATCAGATTCTGTTTGCAAGCCAGGAGTCAAAGAATGATGCGGCAACTGCTACAGCAGCATCGAGCACTGCACTGTCGAATTCCACGGCAGCTGTAAGCTCAGCAAATACAGCTGTGAGCACAGCCAATACAGCGGCTGCAAATGCCAGTGCTGCAGTGACAACCGCTAATACTGCAAGTACTAACGCCAGTACTGCTCTGTCAACAGCAAACACCGCTGCCACAAATGCTGCAACTGCACTTAGTACAGCCAACAGTGCAGCATCAACAGCAACTGCCGCTTCAAGTGCTGCAACAAGTGCAACAACAGCTGCCAATAATGCCGTAACCACTGCAAACACTGCAACATCGACGGCCAATACAGCAGCAACCAATGCATCAACAGCTCTGTCTACAGCGAATACCGCGCTGTCCACAGCTAATACAGCCAATACAAACGCCTCTAATGCAGTTTCAACTGCAAACACTGCGAACACAAATGCAACTGCAGCAATTAACGCGGTAGCAAGCTCAGTACAGTATGTAATAGTCGCAAATGTAGCCGCGATTCCCAGTAGCCCTGCCAATCAATACGCAATTGAAGTTGCAGACTCAACCGGAATTGAAAGCTTTAGTCCAGTTTTTAACAGACCAGCAGGATTTGTTGGTGATAGTGGTCTTAGCGTGAGGATGCAGTACACCACTACAGGATCTACATGGAACTGGCTGAACTACTTCCCCAATAATTCAGAAACACGCTATCTGAAGCTTTCAGGCGGAAGCATGACGGGACAACTCAAAGCCGACGATAGTACATCCACAACTGCACCTGTCTACTCTTTTGATGGCGATACAAATACAGGTATTGCTCACACAGGCGCTGATGAGCTTGCACTGGTAACTGGAGGCACGCCCAGACTGACATTTGATTCGTCTGGAAATGCGACCTTTGCAAATTCGGTCACAATCCCAGCAGGTTCGTCGATCACAGGATACCTGGACACTACAACGGCAGCTTCTACCTATCAGACACAAACAGGTATGTCGTCGTACCTGACAACTGCTAACGCTGCTAGCACATACCAAACACAGTCAGGGATGAGTAGCTACCTGACAACTGCAGCTGCTAGTTCTACTTACGCACCTGTTGCTAGTCCAACATTTACAGGTACAGTCACGATCCCAGCAGGTGCTTCAATCAGCGGATATGCAGCACTTGGATCGGCTCAGACATTCACTGCTGCACAACGTGGTGCTTACGTTACCCTCACCGATGCAGCAACGATTGCCACGGACCTGAGCCTTGGTAACCAGTTCCAAGTCACACTTGGTGGCAACCGCACCCTTGGTGCTCCTACCAATGTTGTAGCAGGACAGAGTGGTGTAATACGGGTTGTGCAAGACGCCACCGGCTCTAGAACGCTTGCCTACAACAGTGTCTTCAAGTTCCCAGGAGGCACTGCTCCGACGCTCACAACAACAGCAAATGCTGTGGATTTGCTGGCCTACCACTGTGAGTCAGCAACTCGAATTGCTGTCCGCTTTATTGGTGACGTGAAATGAGTGTGATTAACAACCCGTTACTGTTGGGGCAGGAAGGTAGTGCAGGATATCAGATCTCGCGGTCGCTGAGGTTCAACTCAGCAGACTCGGCCTATTTATCAAGGACACCTGCATCGGCTGGTAACCGCAAGACGTGGACCTGGGCGGGATGGGTGAAGCGGAGTGCGATAAGACAGACCGAGCAGTTTCTGTTTCTGTGCTCAACGGGAAACACAGGCACGACAACAACCTGGCTCTTCTTTAACGCTTCGGACAAGCTACTTTTTGTCATTTCAGGAATAGCTTGTCTTACTACCACGCAGGTATTTAGAGATTCTTCTGCGTGGTATCACATTGTCATTTCGGTAGACACTACGCAGGCAACGGCCTCGAATAGATACAAGCTGTATGTAAACGGAAATCAAATAACGACTCTGGACGTAGCAAACTACGTTCCACAAAACACCGAAACAGAGATCAACACCGTCAATGGGCACAGGATTGGGCGCGACCTTGGTTCGTCACAGGTTTACTTGGACAGCTACCTAGCCGACATTCACTTCATTGACGGCCAAGCATTAACACCTTCTAGCTTCGGTGAGTTTGACACCAACGGCATCTGGCAACCCAAGCGCTACAGCGGCACCTACGGCACCAACGGTTTCAAGCTTGATTTTGCGGACAACAGCAGCAACACTGCAACCACTCTTGGAAAGGATACGAGTGGCAACGGCAACAACTGGACACCTTTCAACCTGAGCGTGACGGCTGGTGCTGGCAATGATTCGCTCGTAGACGTTCCCACTAATGGCGTACAGCCTGACACCGGCGTGGGCGGTGAGGTAAGGGGGAATTATGCGACGTTTAATCCAATAGCAGTATCAAGTCAAACTATTGCCACACTTGCTAACGGCAACCTTGACATTGCCGCTTCATCTGGCAGTGCTTATTTTGGAGCATTAAGCACTTTTGCTTTGTCGACTGGTAAATGGTATTTTGAATACACCAACACGACCAATGGCTCAACAAACGGGACAGGCATTATAGACGTAACTCAAATTAGAAGTGCCAATCCGTCAAATTATGGCTTTGCTGAGACTTCAAACAGCCGTGTTAGATCCGGGTCAGTTGTTGCAGGTAATAGTGTTGTCCTGGTAAGTGGATTGAGCACCTTGACAAATGGAGATGTGATTGGCGTTGCCGTAGATTTTGATGCTGGAAAGTTATGGTTTTCTCGAAACGGAACGTGGGAGCTTTCCGGCAATCCTGCGTCTGGCACAAATGCCACAACTACATTTACTACGGGAGTAACTTATTATTTGTTTGCTCAAGGATACGGCACTTGGGCCGGAACACTAAACACAGGCGCTCGTAGTTTTGCCTATACCGCCCCCAGTGGCTTCAAGGCGCTGTGCACGGCCAACCTGCCCGCCCCAGTAGTCACGAAGCCTAGTAGCGTCTTTGATGTGAAGCTCTACACGGGCAATGGGAGCACGCAAACAATCTCAGGGTTAGGGTTCTCGCCAGATTTTGTTTGGCTAAAGGCAAGAAGCGGCGCCTTTATTCACGGACTTTTTGATGCTGTCAGAGGTACTGGTAAAGGATTGACATCAAATACAACTGATGCTGAAACGACTTATGCTGCTGTAACCTCATTTAACTCCGACGGTTTTACTAACGGCGTTGATTTTAATGCTAGCAGCACAACTTATGTTGCTTGGACCTGGGACGCAGGCAGCAGCACCGTCACCAATACCGCAGGCTCCATCACGAGTAACGTCAGGGCCAATGCAAGTGCAGGATTTTCGATTGTTACTTATACGGGCACAGGTGCCAATGCCACTGTGGGACACGGCCTGGGTGTTGCTCCTAGCCTTGTGATCTGCAAATCAAGATCAAATACTGTTGGAAATTGGGGGGTTTGGCATACGGCGCTTTTGGGTACAGAGTATCTTTTGCTTAATACAACTGGTGCAAAAGCGACGCTGGCGGCCGCGTGGAATAGCACGGTTCCAACATCAACTGTCTTTAGTGTTGGAACTGATGTTGGCGTGAATAATAACGGGGGTTTGCAGTTGGCCTACTGCTTTGCCCCGGTAGCAGGCTACAGCGCCTTTGGCAGCTACACCGGCAACGGCAGCGCGGATGGGCCGTTTGTGTTCTGCGGATTCCGCCCAAGGTGGATTCTTGTCAAGAACACTGTTGGCACAAATAACTGGCAACTCTTTGACACTGCCAGAAACGAATACAACGTGGCTGACAAGTACCTACAGCCCAATACATCTAGCGCAGAATCTTCATCCAGTGTCTTGGATATTGTTTCCAATGGCTTCAAGATTAGAGACAGTTTAAGCAACTGGAACGGAAGCACCAATCAGATTGTATACGCTGCTTTTGCCGAATCGCCCTTCCAATACGCTCGCGCTCGCTAGTAGTGAACAAGACTAATCATGTTTATACTTAACAATCAGCCCTTGTCACCTGACCGGGCATTTACAACTGAAGATGGTACGCAGTATCCAGCTAATTGGTTACGTCTATCCAGTCCTGAAGAGCGTGCTGCAATTGGAATTACTGAGGTTGAAGATGAGCCTTGGTATGACCAAAGATTCTACTGGGGTGTAGGTAATCCAAAGGATCACGCCCAGCTTGTCGAACAATGGACTGCCCAAGTCAAAGCAACTGCTGGCGCTCTTCTTTCGCAAACCGACTGGTACATCACACGTGCTTCTGAAACAGGTCTAGCTGCCCCTCAGAGCGTGCTTGATAAGCGTTCCTATATACGCACCCTAAGCAACGAAAAAGAAGCCTTGCTGGCCGCTACCGCTTCCACTGATGAGCTTGCTGCCTATGTGACTGGTCCTGAATTTAATGCATGGGAAGAAGCTGTTCCTGAAATTACTAACCCTGAAGAACAATGATCACTTTTCTTGGCATCAAAGTGTCCTATGAGGCACTTGCTTTCCTTGCGCTGTTCCTTGGCTCCGAGGTCATCGGTGCTTCCAAACTGAAGGATAACGGCGTCGTACAACTTATCCTTAGCGGAGTGAATGCTCTAAAGCCTCTGCGTAAGGAAGACGATCAGATCCAACGGATCAAAGACACTCTGAAGTAAACATCATGGTACTGCTAGACGTTAAGCAGTACTATCCACAAACTGACAGTGCAACAGGTCACGGAGATCGAATGTGCTTTAGCTCGACATGTGCTATGGCCATCAAGTATCTCCGTCCTGATGCATTGAAGGGTAGTAATGCAGATGATGATTACTTGAGAACAGTTCTCAAATACGGTGATACAACTCAATCCACCAGCCAAATCAAAGCTTGTCAGCAGTACGGTGTTTTAGCTTGCTTTTACCAGAAAGGTACGAAGCAAACCTTACTTAATGAACTAAAAGCTGGCTTCCCAGTTGCTGTTGGGATCTTACATAAAGGCCATGTCTCCAATCCAGTTGGTGGTGGCCACTGGATGCTGCTGATTGGTGATGATGGAGAGCGTGGAATCTTCCATGATCCATACGGTGAGATGGATAACGTCAACGGTGGCTACATCAAGGTTGGCTCCGGCGGTAAGAGTGTTAAATACACATGGAAGAACTGGCTAAAGCGCTGGGAAGTAGAAGGCTCAGGGACTGGCTGGTTCATGACCTTCCGTCCAACACAACAAACACGTCCTGTAACCACTGTTGAAAACACCTGGCAGGGTGTGAAGGCATGTGCAAAGGAAGCTGGAGCTAAATTCGCTGAAGTTGTGGCTGCACAATGGGCACTTGAGAGTGGTTTTGGCAAGCATTTTTCTGGAACCTGGAACGCATTTGGTCTCAAGGGTTCTGGTTCAGAACGAGAGACTAAAGAATTCATCAATGGCAAGTGGATCACAATTAAAGCAGGCTTTATTGACTTCCCAGATCTCCAGACTTGTATCTCTTACCTTGTAGATCGCTGGTATCGAGACTACAAACGCTTCAAAGGGGTCAACAGAGCAACCTCTGCTGAAGAATGTGCACGACTTCTTGTCGTTGAACAATATGCTACAGATCCATTGTATGCAGAAAAGCTAATCCGACTCTTACGGGAACATGATTGAAGCCGCCGTATCTGCTGGCATCGCTGTAGTTACAGCAATGGTAGCCCTTACTACACGACTTAATAACAAGATTGTCGAAGTCGATTCTCGAATTGACAAGGTAGAGCTTCGTGTTGCCGAGCATTATGTGCAAAAGCAAGAGCTGTCTACCGCTCTTCAGAAGATGGAAGATCACATGATCCGCATCGAAAACAAATTAGATCAGATTGTATTGAGAAATGGCTAGCAAGAAGGCCACAGAGGACATGTTTAACGAGTTACATAACATGGTAACTCGAGAACTCCTCAACAGAATTAAATCTGGTGAAGCAAGTACAGCTGATTTGAAGGCAGCATGTGACTGGTTAGCCAAAAATGACATCAGTGGTGTGGCAATGGAAGGTAGTCCATTGGAAAAACTAGCCACAATACTCCCAAAAGTAGATCCAGAACTTGTTCATACGAGGCTTTATGGCAGGAAAGACTTCTAATTACTACAAACAGAACCCCGAAGCTCGTAAAAAGCGTCTAGAACAACAAGCAAAGTATAACAAGACGACTGAAGGTCTAAAGATTCGCACTAATGCGAACAAATTGAACCGCCAACTCGGTACATACGGTAATGGAGACGGCATGGATGCGTCTCATACAGGGCCAAAGACTGGAAAGAAAGAGAATCCATCCACAAATCGGCGTAGGCCACGTACTGGTAAGAAGTACGCATCATGACACCGTTACTGCCTAGTCCTGATCACTATCTCCACAACCTTATAACCATGACAAGCCCTGAAGCAAAGCGCCTTTGGAGGCGTGCTATTAAGGAACACTTTGATTGTCAATGTGTCTATTGCGGAGAAACCTATGAATTACACGAACTTACACTCGATCATGTCAAACCTAAGTGCTTTGGAGGAGAAGATCTTACCTCAAATCTCGTACCAAGTTGCTGGAAGTGTAATCAGGACAAAGGTAGTAATAACTGGCTTCAATGGATGAGAAAAACTTTTGGCATTACACCAAGAGAACGTCTCATTCTTCAACATATTCAATAAACACTCTCAGAGCTATCTAGGAGCCCCTGCAGCACGCCTGTGGGGGCTTTTTAGTATATACAGATCAATCAATGTTAGAACGCCTCAGAGAGGCTTCTAGGGACCGATATTCAATTTATCAATGCCATTGTGGCAACATCAAAGAAATCCGTGATGACGCAGTTAAATCTGGTCAGAAGTCATGCGGATGCCTTCGTGGAGCCAATCTGATTACACACGGTAAAGGTAATACCCTTGAAGCCTACATGCTAGATCGCAGCAAGAGCCGAGCCAAGAAAAAAGGGTTCGAGCACAACATAACAATAGAAGATATTCAGATTCCTGCTAAATGTCCTTTATTGGGAATTGAACTATTTCCCGGTAGTGGCAATGTATGCCCAAATTCCCCAACTCTAGATCGTATTGATTCAACACAGGGATACGTGAAAGGAAATGTCTGGGTTATCTCCTACAAAGCAAATACGATAAAATCTAATGCAACACCAGAAGAACTCCTTAGAATCGCAACAAGACTCGCTGACTTTATTGAGGGGAGACTTTAAGTACTTTCTTCAGGCTGTCTGGTCACAGCTGGATCTGCCATCTCCAACACGCGCTCAATACTCAATTGCTGATTACCTGCAGTATGGGCCCAAAAGACTGATGGTGCAAGCATTTCGTGGAGTCGGGAAGTCGTGGATCACTGCTGCCTTTGTGCTGTGGACACTGTTCAAAGATAATGACAAGAAGGTAATGGTCATTAGCGCTAGCAAGGAACGTGCTGATAACTTCAGCATCTTCTGTCAGAAACTAATTGTTGAGACACCATGGTTGCAACACATGCAGCCTAAATCAGACACCGCTCGCTGGTCTCGTATTAGCTTTGATATCAACTGTGCTCCTCACCAAGCACCATCCGTGAAATCAGTTGGGATAACAGGTCAGTTGACTGGTAGTCGTGCTGATCTCATGATTCTGGATGACGTAGAAGTACCATCCAATAGTCTGACTGAAATGATGCGGGAAAAACTCCTGCAACTCTGTACAGAAGCGGAGTCCATCCTCACACCGAAGAAGGACTCACGGATCATGTACCTAGGTACACCCCAAACCACCTTCACCATATACCGTCGATTAGCAGAGCGCAACTATCGACCGTTTGTTTGGCCAGCTCGTTACCCACGGAAAGACAAGCTCTCTCAATATGAAGGTCTCCTTGCTCCACAGATCGTGGAAGACATTGAGATGGGAGCAGAAGAATGGTCCCCAACAGATAGTGATCGCTTTAGTACAGAAGACCTTCTGGAACGAGAAGCCGCAATGGGACGCAGCAACTTCATGCTGCAATTCCAATTGGATACAACACTCAGTGATGCTGAAAAATTTCCACTTAAGTTCTCTGATCTGATTGTCACATCCGTCAATCCAAACCAAGCACCCGATGCTGTCGTCTGGTGTAGTGACCCACGTAATGTCCTGAAAGACCTGCCAACCGTTGGTCTGCCTGGTGATTACTTCTACTCCCCGATGCAGCTCCAAGGCGACTGGGGACCATACACAGAAACCATCTGCTCTGTTGACCCATCCGGTCGTGGTTCAGATGAAACAGCAGCTACCTATATCTCTCAAAAGAATGGCTTTCTCTACGTTCACGAAGTACGAGCGTATCGCGACGGTTATAGCGACAGTACACTTCTTGACATCCTTCGTGGGTGTAAGCGCTATAACGTTACCAAACTTGTGGTCGAAACAAACTTCGGTGATGGACTCGTCGCAGAGCTCTTCAAAAAACACCTGCAACAAACCAAGCAAGCCATAGACATTGAAGAGGTGCGGGCCAATGTCCGCAAGGAAGATCGCATCATTGATACCCTTGAACCAGTCATGAACCAACACCGGCTTGTCTTTGATAAGTCAGTGGTGGAATGGGATTACAACTCCAATAAAGACGCAGCACCAGAAGAACGCCTCCTCTACATGCTCTTCTATCAGATGAGTCGGATGTGCCGGGAGAAGGGTGCCGTGCGACATGATGACCGTCTGGACTCCCTGGCACAAGGCGTTAAGTACTTCACTGATGCCATGTCCATCAGTGCCTATGAGGCCATAAAGACACGTCGTAAGGAAGACTGGCAAGACCTAGAAGAGGCTTGGTTGGATGATCCTCAGTCCGCTGTCAATCACATGGCCTTTGGAATGAGCCTCGATCAACGCAGACAAGCAAGGCAGTTAGCTGGCAAAAAAGCGGTTCCAACTTGGGTCTGAGTCTCAAATAAGACACAAAGAGAGAATCTTTGAAGTCCCTTCTGCTGGAATGAGTTTGACGGTCCGACATGTATACAGGGGGATGGAAGGGTGGACCGGACTCCTGTAAAAAGGGGGAAGACAAGTAAGACAAGCTTCCTTATCTTCCCCTTTATCTTGCAATGCTCGAGGCGCATTGCCCGTATGAATCACAAAGACCAATCCTAAACCACCCCCTAACCCACAACTTAAGAAGGCTTATTGAGTCATGATGGATTCGTGCACTGAGAGCACGGCATCATCATGTATCAATAATAGTATCTGCACCTGCTTTAACTTATGAGTACTACCCACCAAGTACAACTGATCCATATCACTCCTGATGCTGAAGACTTAATCAGCTACATGGCACGTGTCTCTAATCCTGCTAATCAATCCAACACTCAGACAAGTGCTAGGTTGATTAAATACCTCATTGATCATCAACACTGGTCTCCATTTGAAATGGTGAACATGTGTGTCTCTATTGAAACAACAAGGAGTATTGCAGCACAGATCCTCAGACACAGATCCTTTAGCTTTCAAGAGTTCTCCCAACGGTATGCCACGGTAGAGAAACATGCTGGTATCCCAGAGCTACGCAGGCAAGACACAAAGAATAGGCAGAACAGTATTGATGATCTTAATGAGGTGGTAAAGAAGAACTTCCAATTCAGGATTGGTAGTCTTTATTCAGATTGCTATGGTCTTTACAAAGAATTGGTAGCAGCTGGTGTAGCTAAGGAGTGTGCAAGGGAAGTGTTGCCAATGGCAGCTCCAACTAAGTTGTACATGAACGGTACGATCCGGTCTTGGTTGCATTACTGCGATCTAAGGACAAGCCATGGTACTCAAAAAGAACATGCAGTCATTGCAGAACAAGTACAAGATCTGCTCTATCAATTCCTTCCTAATGTATGCAAAGCAATGTGGGACAAAGACTGAGGTTAGCTGAGTTCAGAGTGCTGTATAAGACCTGGAAGAGAGGCATCCCTTGGTTGGATCATCTGCTTCTGGGTCTTTTGGTTTGGCTAGAGACCAAACTTATTGATGCTCGGGTTAAAGCTGAGGTGGATGAAGCTATTCGTGAGTATGAAACGCTTCATGAGATACCAATGCCTGATATGGTGACGCCAATTTATACAGAGAAGCCGTCAGCGAGTGCTAACTCGCACTCAGAGACATCTACAAGCCTTCCTGAGATGCGTCTAACGGCTCCTTGGTATGTTGAGGTGTACGATGAGAAATAAGGGGCTTACAGAGGCTTACAGATGGGTCTCTAAGATGTAGGCCATTAAGTTGCTAACACTGCGTCCTTCTTTGTTACTTCGTTCAATCAGTGCCTGATGGGTGGCCCAATTGACTGTGGCTGTCAGTCGGACTGGTTTCCTGGAAGAGATTCGGAAGGATTCCAGTCGTTTTGACTGGTTGAAATCAAAATGGTTCATCAGCTCAAGCTCTGTTTGAGTTGGTCACGGGTCAGGTAGTTACAGCTACGCTGGCCCACCTCATTGTACTGCCTTTAATTTTTGACAAAAATTTCTCAAGCCTTATATAACGCGTGAACAAGGCCGCAGCCCCCCATGGGGTACCCCCCTGGTGCGCAGTTTGGACCCTACCCGATCAATAGTCGAGTATCATTTCCCCATTTAATGTGCCTTCCTGATACACAATGCAGGCGGAGCCACGGCTTATTGAGAATTGCTCGCAATAACACACGTATATCATCTCAAAACATCTGTCTGGCCCTCCTTATCAATGGAGGCACTACCAATAAGAAACGCTGATCATTACATACCATTGCACCTACTGGCAACCTGTCCACTTAGGCAGCATACTGCTGCATAGGCGAAGCGAACCAGCGCGAATGCTGGGCAGATCCACCGCCTGACCGTGTGACATCCAACAGATTGCCACACACCCATTGACAACCTATCCACTAACGGATACCATCACCTCAGCACAGCAGACCGCTGCAGTGCGCAGCATCTAGACAACTAAAGACAGCTCCGTTACTGGATCAACCAGTGGTGACGACTAGCGGCATGGGTCTCTGACCGCGAAGTGCGTGCTAACGCACACGGAGCACAAGCAGTAAGCGGAGCAACACGCATTGTTTGATCATTGCACTCTGCCTTCTGTCCACTACGGCAGGAAGGCTTTCTGCAGTGTTCGCACTGCTCCATCTGAACAACACACCATGTTCACAGCTGATCAGCCATACGATCCTGACAACAACCTTCCTTCTGCTGACATCCGAGAGGACTTCTCGGGGTTGACTTTTGAAGGTGGATTCGATGCTCAAGGATTACTAGATCGCCTGGCTTCCTTCCTACCAGCTGACACACTGGCTGAATTTATGGATGACCTAGCCATGGGACGCATTTGACTCTCTCACTATGCCCTACCTGTCCACTACAGGATAGGCGGGCTTTCTGAGGGACTCACACACCCTCAACCGATCACATGATCCACCTACTACCAGTTCCACCGTTGATTGCATTAGCAATCGGTTTTTACTTTCTCACCCGATAGTAATCATGGACACACGCAAACTCTTCAAGAATGTTGGCATCTTTGCTGCTGCTTGTGGTGTGTATTCTTTAGCGACTGTTGGCTGCTTGTCAGCCACCGCTGCTATGTCTAGACACCTGTCATATGTTGGCTGCATTGATGAAGCCAAGCTATCACTCATTGATGATGCTTATTGCATGTATCGTCAGTGATAGTTATTGACACGGGATAACACCCGTGTTTTTTTGTGCATCACAGTTTTCACAATCATCAACCAACAGGGCCATGAAACCCAACATCTACGCAATCTTGGCTGAATGCATTGAGCGTGGCGTCAGTGCTGGCTTACGCCGGCATGATGCAGAAAACATCTTATTGCAGGGGGATATTGAGAGTTGCATATGGCTAGAGATTGATTCACTGTTTACCTTTGATCAAAGTGAGAAGTGATAGTATTTTCCTCTCATCAGATTATATAGGTAAGTTACAACAATTCAATTGTGTAGCAGCCAGCGGCCAGGTGTTCCACGTCATGGCCGCCAATCAAGAACGCGCCCTTTTGGCATGTTATGAATTGTCCGGTGCTCAGTTATCTACACAAACTATCCAAGTATTTAAGTCTGATGAGTGGTAAGAAGAATTATTTTCCAAACAACTGGCAAGAATACAAAGATGCTGATGAAAGCGACTTCATTCCTCACACGTATGAAGAGGTTATGTCTTGGAAAGTGGGGGGATGGGAGTTACCGAGCAGCGTATGTTGCATCATCAGAGCAACAGATCTAAAGACCAAAAAGGTGACTGAGTATGTCTATCAAAAGCGACATGCAGCAGAAGCCAAGGTTAAAGAATTGATCACACGCACGGATATCGAATTCACCGTGGCAGATCACGACTCTATTCATCACCTATTTCCACCAACTCAAGATGAGTGAAACCACGTTTCAACGGCGACTAGTTCAACTGATGGATCAGGTTATGCAGCATCCGCATAAAGATGAGGTGCTACAACTGGCCCATGAGCAGCTAATGGATGATACGGATGTACTAGGTTTTGGAGGCAAGCAAGACCTCGTGGAGGCCCATCAGTGACGCTAATCAGTTTCGGTGCACTATATGTGGGGCTCGATGCCTCATCCTTTAACGACATGTGGTGCACTGACACTGCATGGACTGTCCACTTAGGTAGGTTGCGTCTAGAATTAGATCGTCCGAGCTTCCTCAATGGACCCCCTCAGAAGACAGCTAACCGATCCGGATGTGGCGCGATTGTTAAAAGCAATCCAACGTCTACTAACCTATGATCGGGAAGTGCCTGGGCAGCTGATTGCAACGTTCTTGTATATCGCTTCCCATGAATACTGCCACAAGACCGCACTTGAGGAAGATCTCAAGTTTGAAACATCGAGTAGCAGTAGAAACACTGATAGGTTGTCTAAAGAGAATCGATTAGGGGAGCCTGGCTTTAACCTCATCATCAAGGAGCAGGACCCTACGAACAGAAGAAGACTACAGCTACGTTTAACCAAACGTGGCCAAAGACTCATTGATCAAATCAAAGAGGATTTGTATGGCATCGAAACTCCAGAGCTATCTCGACCGGAAACCTCAGAAGGCCAAGATCACGAACTTTGATCAGGCGTTTGAGTTTGCCTGTGAGAATCATCCCAACTGGTCTCTGAATCGAGAGGCCAAGAGTCAAGGGACAAATGCACGGCGTCACCACAAACAACTGAAGGAGCACATGGACGGGGAAACCATCCCCCTCAAGGCCATGGATTCCAAGCTGATCCGTGACATCACAGAGGACATCAAGGATGAACGTGAGTGGACAGAAAACAGTGCGAACAAGTTTCTGTCAACAATCAGCACGACATTCAAGTGTCTACTCGATCACCATCTGATCAATGATATGCCTGTTATCAGGCGTTATCAGACACCAGAGGGTCGAACAGAGTGGTTTACGCAACAACAAGTCGATCACTTGTGCTCGATTGCAAAGAACCACGGACGTGATGAACTGGCTGATCTTGTCTTGTTTGCTGCCTACACAGGGTTGCGGCAAGGCGAGCTGAGGAAGCTGCGTGTTTGGGACTTTGATTTCAGGATGGACCAACCGTTCATTCATGTCGGTGGTACCCCTGAATCACGGACCAAGACCAGCAACTACCGCCAGGTGGGGTTGAACGAGCGTCTGATTCCCATGGCCCATCGGCTGTTGGATGGACGCGCCTCCAATGCGTATGTCTTTGGTGACTATTGGCACAGTCGCCAGAGGATTCAACGGGAGTTCAACCGCGTGCGGGAATTCGTGATGTACGAGGACCAGACGGTCACCCGTGGACACGTCTTCCATGCACTGCGGCACAGCTACGGCACGTGGCAGGTTGCAGCGGGTACGCCCGTGATGCACGTCAAGCAAACGATGGGACATTCAAATGTGAAGACCACCGAGCGCTACGTCCACAACACGTATGCTGCTGTTGTCAACTGCGCGAATGCCATCTAGGTCCGGTCGAGAGGGGTGCTAATTTGGCCCCAACCAGGAATTTCTGGTCGGTTCTCACCCGTGAGAATCGCTGGAATCCATTGGGAGCGTGGCGGAATTGGTTGACGCACTCGACTCAAAATCAGCGACCTAGACCTATAGCTCTAGTGGACACAAGCGGGGTAACACCCGCTTTTTTACTGCCCTGACTCGGTATCCCTGAGTGGACAGCTTAGAAGTTCAGTCGAGTCACCGAGTCTCAACAATTCTTCACACTCATTGCGTATGGCCACACCCGCTCAGATCGATGAGCAGATCCAATTGGAGCGCGATCAGATCCGCCTCGGTCTGAAACGCCTGCGGGAGAACACCCGCAAACTCGAGGAGCAGAGCTACGCCAGTGCAACGGTGTACGGCGTGGCCTCAATCGAGTCCCTTCTGCCGGTGCTCGTAGCCCAGATCGAAGACACGGCCAACCGGATTCATGAGGGCAAAACCGGGGCCCACTTCAAGGAAATCCGGCAGTACCTGGCGGAGATTGAACCCTTAGCGGCCGGTGCCATCGCCTTGAAGATCACCTTCGACAAGGTGTTCAGCACCAAAAAGGGCAGCGATCAGGTCACCGAAGTGTGTGATGCGATTGGCTCAGCCATCGAGGCGGAGTGTCAGATGCGTCACTACGAGCGGTGCGCTCCAGGACTTCTTAACACACTGAAACAGAACTACTGGCATCGCTCGATTGGCACCCACCAGAAATTGGTGGTGATCAAAACCCTGATGAACCGCTATGAGGTGGAAAGCTGGAGCCAATGGGGCCGGGTCAATCGGGTCAAGTTGGGCGGCTGGCTGCTGGATTGCATCATCCAAAGCAGCGGCTGGTTAGCGCGCACGATCCGTCAAGAGGGCAAGCGGCGGGTGAATTACATCGCACCCACCCCTGAATTCCTCAAGATCAAAGATCAGATCATCAGCGAGTCGGAGCTGTTTGCGCCATTGACCTGGCCGATGCTGATCGAGCCCAACGATTGGACGAATGAACGCCCAGGCGGCTACATCCTCAATGAGGTAATGCGCGGCCATGATTTAGTGCGTCGTGGCGATCCGACATGTATACAGGGGGAGGTGCCCCTGGCTTTTCTGAACAAGATTCAGAAGGTTGCCTTCCGTCTCAACCCCTTCATTGTGGCTGTGGCGGAAGAGTTAGAAGAGTTGCAAAGGCCTGTGGGCAAGTTCCGTCCCATCGTCCACCACGAGCTACCAGCCAAGCCCGTGGATATTGCTGAGAACTACGATAGCCGGAAGGATTATCGAAGACGTGCAGCAGAGGCGATGAACCTCAATGCACAAGAGTTCAAACGCTCTTGTCGCACACGCATGACCATGGAAGCGGTCAGTCGCTTCAAGGGTGTGGAGCGGTTCTTTATTCCTTGGAGCTTTGACTACAGGGGAAGAGCCTATCCAATCCCTGGCTTCCTCACCCCACAAGACACGGACTTCGGTAAGAGTCTTTTGAGGTTTGCTGAGGAGTCGTACATGACTCCGGAAGCGGAGGAATGGTTGGCCTTTCAGGTCGCCACAACCTACGGGTTGGACAAGGCGACCATGGCTGAACGGCTGGAATGGACAGCGAACAACTTCACAATCATCACAAAAGTCGCCACCGATCCGATTGGGTCGCTGCCTGAGTGGGAGGTGGCTGATGAACCTTGGCAATTCCTGGCCGCCTGTGAGGAGTTCTATCACTGCGTGATTGCAGCGGATCGGCAGTTCACAGGACTGATGGTGGCCACCGATGCCACCTGCTCTGGCTTACAGATCCTCGCTGGTCTAGCCAGGGATCAATCCACAGCCCGCCTTGTCAATGTGTTGCCTGGTGATAAACCAGCCGATGCCTACAAGGTGGTGGCAGAGGCAGCTAAGCCTCACTGCCCAAAGCGGCTGCAAGAGCACATGGATCGGAAAAAGACGAAACGTGTGGTGATGACCGTTCCCTACAACGCCAAGCCTTACAGCAACCGCGGCTACATCCGTGAAGCGTTTGCAGAGGATGGCATTGAGTTGGAGAAAGAGGAGCTCAGTGAGGTGGTGAAAGCGGTGCGTTCCGCCATGGAGCGGATTGTGCCAGGTCCGATGCGCGTGATGCGCTGGATTGAAGAAGAGGTGAGCAACGCGATCAATCGCGGCGCTGATCAACTTCAATGGACCACACCATCAGGCTTTGTCGTCAAGCAAAAGCTGATGAAAAAGGACGTTGTCCGCATTGAGCTGCAACTGTTGGGTGAATGCAAGCTGTCGGTAGCCAAAGGTGATACCGATCAGGTCGATCTCAACCACCACAGGAATGCCACCAGTCCCAACCTGATCCACTCGTTGGATGCGTCCTTACTTCACTTGTCCACCTTGCGGTTCGATGCACCGATTGCATTGATCCATGACTCTGTGCTGTGCAGGGCTACAGACATGTCAGTTCTGTCCACTCTGGTACGGGAAACCTACATGCACCTGTTTGCTGAGCACGATTACCTACGCGACTTTGCCCGACAAATCGGAGCAGAGACAGACCCCCCGATCATTGGCGACCTTGAACCGGAATCCGTGATCGAATCCACCTATTTCTTTTGTTGATATGAAGACGGCCACCCCTTTCTTCTCAGAATTTTTCAACACCGACTGCCTGGTTGTGGAGGGTGTCCCCCACTTCTCGCTGAGTGGGGCGACCAAGACGCTGTATGGGCACACCGGCGGTTCCTCATTGGAGTCGCTACGAACTCATCTCGCCAAAACTGCCGGTCCAAAGAAGTCAGTCACTGCAGGCGATCTCAGCGATCTGGCCGGAATTCTGCCGGTCCAAACAACGAGCGGCAAAGGCCGGGCTCAGGAAGCCTTGGCCATGACCCAGGACACCTTCAAGTCGCTGCTCAAGCTCTACCGGGGCAAGAACACCAAGGCTGGACGGTATGCCGATGAGATCACGGACAAGCTGATTGGTGTCTCGCTGGATCTGATCCTGCGCAAAGAAGCAGGTCTGATGCACGAGGAGGCCGCCAAGGAAGTCAACAACTCCATCCTGCGGAATTTCCCCGACACCGCCAGAGCCTACGAAGGACCGCTTGGCCTGCTGCAATTGGAGTGCTATCGCTCTTACTTTGGACGGCCCAAGGCTGCAGAAGTGCCAGCGGATTGTTCGACACGATTTGGCCGCTGGTTTGCCAGTGTGCTGAATGAAGGGATCTATTCCCGTGTTCAAGCTGGTGTGATCAAAGAGGTGAACCGCCTCAAGGGGGAACAGGGCGGTACGACATGGCAGTACCTACCAGCTGAGGTGCGTAGTGCCTTGGTGCCATCAATCATGATGATGGTCAACAACGTCCGCCGTGATGGTTGGTACAACATGGACTTCATCATCAAAGGGTTGGATGAATTTTTCCCACGCTTTGATCAGGGCTACAAGCGCCCACGTTTTAATTAATCCACCTATCCACTCCGACATATGGCAAAGAATATCCACATCACCCAGGAGCCTGTGGTCCTGGAAGGCTATCAAGCCGTGATGAAACCATCCAAGTTCGGTCGACATAACTTGTCTGCCGTGATTGATAAAGCTCTGATTGAACGCCTGGAAGAGGAGCGAGCAGACCTGCTGAAATGGCAGGAGAGCAAACTCAAGAACCCGAAGCGCTCGATCCTTAAGCCTGAACCTTGGGAAGAGGCAGGCGACAACTACGTGTTGAAGTTCAGCTGGAAGCCTGGTGACAATCCGCCGATTGTCGATACCGAAGGTACACCGATCACCGATGAGAACACGCCGATCTACAGCGGTACCAAGGTGAAGCTGGCCTTTAGGCAGAAGCCGTATCAATTGCCTGATGGTTCCTACGGTACATCCGTGAAGCTGGTCGGGATGCAGCTGATTGCCTTGAGCAATGGTGCTGGCATTGATGCAGGTGATCTCGATGAAACTGAAGTGGCTGCCCTGTTTGGACAGACCAAAGGATTCAAGGCGAATGATCCAAACGTCACCATCAACCAAGCGGAAGGTGACGACGAGTTCTAATGAAGTATCGCTCTGGCCTTGAGAAGCAGGTCGCTGATCTGCTGACAGGACTAGGCGTGAACTTTGAGTATGAATCTACTAAGGTTCCTTATATACTGCAATGTAATTACACGCCAGACTTTCTATTACCCAATGGTGTCTATCTAGAAACCAAAGGTCATTTTACACCTGAGGATCGCCGCAAGATGCTTGCTGTGAAGAAAGCGAACCCGGATCTCGATATTCGGATGGTCTTTCAGGCGCCTCATAACAGGATCGAAAAACGTTCTAAAACCACCTACGCCATGTGGTGTGAAAAGAATGGCATTCAACACTGTGCTTATCATTCCATCCCTATTGAATGGCTGACCTAGAACTGGTAAAGGATCTAGCCATGAATCTCATCATGGCGCTGGATAAATACGCTTCTGCCAACGACATCATCGAAGGATTCGAGGATGCACTGGATGGTTACGAAGAACTGATCAACACTTACCACAAACAGAAATGAAGATTCCGTACGGCACTGAAGATTTCTATGCAGAGATGTTCGGCGCTCTACTTGCTGATGTGGATTCAGAAGATCCTGAAACCTGCGAGAACCTGATCAAAGGTTTCTATCGGGCGATTGATTCATGGTTCGACTATCACGATGCACAAGCACGAGCCTATGCAGAATTGCGAAAGCGAGTTCGTGAGGCACTTGCCGTGTGAGCAATGTGGGTCATCGGATGCAAACTCCTTGTATTCCGATGGCCATACATTTTGCTTTCGCTGCAACAACTACGGCCACACAGAAGAGATTGTTCACAATCACAAAACCATGTCCGCCCATGTCAGCCTCAAAGGAGAAGCCCAACGGCTTAACAAACGGAACCTATCAGAAAAGGTCTGCCAACAATACAAGATCTTTAAAGATGGAGACGTTCTACGGTTCCATTATTTCGACAATTCTGGAATCCTTAAAGGATGCAAACTGAAGACAAAGGATAAGGTCTTTAGTTATGAAGGGGAAGTACCAGGCACGCTCTTTGGACAGCATTTGTTTCCCACCACAGGAAAACGAGTTGTTATCACTGAAGGGGAACTCGATGCAGCTTCATGTCAAGAAGCGATGCCGGGGTGGCCGATGGTATCTCTACCAAGCGGTGCCGCTGCAGCCAAAAAGTCGATTCAAAAAAATCTCGAATGGCTGCAAGGGTACGAAGAGGTTGTGTTGTTTTACGACACTGACGATGCAGGCCGTAGGGCGACAGAGGAATCAGCAAGCGTACTGCCGCCTGGCAAGTGCAAGATTGCTGCGCTCCAAGGTGATTACAAAGATGCATCAGATGCCCTATCAGCGAATGACTCTGAGGCGATTCGTCGTGCCATTTGGGACGCGAAACCTTACCGTCCAGATGGGATCGTTGATGGGAAATCACTCCTTGAATTAGTCACAACACCTACTCCACCAGCAGATCATGACTACCCATTTTCTGGGCTACAACACAAACTGCACGGGATCAGGTATGGAGAGCTTGTCACGATTACTGCAGGTTCTGGGATCGGAAAATCCAGCTTCTGTCGTGAACTTGCAACTCACCTTCTCAACAAAGGAGAACGGGTTGGATACCTGGCACTTGAAGAGTCAAATCGTCGAACGGCTCTTGGACTGATGTCCGCTGCTGTTGGCAAGTCCCTACACCTTGGAGAACATGACCGATCTACTCTCACCGAAGCGTATCAAACAACTCTTGCTAACTGGAATCTCTTTCTTTTCGACGGCTTTGGTTCTTTTGATCCTGATCTCATATACAACCGAATTGAATACTTGGCAGCGGGTCTTGATGCACGGGTCATCTTTTTAGATCACCTAAGCATCCTGCTGAGCGGTCTTGATGGTGATGAACGAAGGATCATTGATCAGACCATGACAAGGCTGAGAAGTCTTGTTGAACGGACTGGTGTTGCCATGTTCCTTGTTTCACATCTACGGCGTACAAGTAGTGACCAGAACCATGAAGAGGGTGCCCGCGTCACTTTGGGACAGTTGCGAGGATCTGCGGCCATTGCACAACTCTCTGACGGAGTTATTGCACTCGAACGAAACCAGCAGAGCGCATCTGGAGGAAGTGATACGACTGTGCGAGTCCTTAAGAATCGCTATTCAGGCGAGGTTGGCATCGCGTGCACATTGAAATACGACTTAGCCACCTGTAAGTTTAATGAAACTCAACACGAAGAAGAATTCGAGCCAACAACAGACTTTTGAATCACCGCATCAGCAAGCAATGCTGACACGACCAAAACCACCTACTCCTGAAGATGTAGTCAAAGCACAATTCGTTGATAAAACGTATGTGTGGAAGCCTCAATGAATCTAGTCTTCGACATTGAGACAAACGGTTTATACGATGATGTTACCTGCATCCACTGTGTTGGCATCCTTGATCTCGACACTAAGCAGACTTTCGTCTTTAACGATGAAGGCACTGAACAACCAATCACAAAGGGTGTTCAGATGCTTGAAGATGCCAGCTCCCTCATTGGACACAACATCATCGGATACGACGTACCAGTAATCAAGAAGCTGTATCCATGGTTTAGTCCAAAAGGAAAGATTCTGGATACATTACTTCTAAGCAGGCTTTACCACGCAAACATATTAGATATCGACAATCGGCGGAAGTGGAAACACATGCCGTTGCAACTCTATGGTCGCCACTCATTGGAATCCTATGGATACCGCCTGGGTGAATACAAAGGGAGTTTCGGTAAGACTGCTGATTGGAAGATGTGGTCTCAAGAAATGCAGGATTACATGATTCAGGATGTCAACGTTACTACAAGACTTTGGAAACACTTCCACAAATACCTGACTGGATCCAGTTAGAGCACAGGGTTGCTCAGATTCTTACTGATCAAGAACTACATGGATGGTACTTTGATGAGCCTGCTGCATGGGAACTTGAATCAACTCTCCGAAGAGAGCTTGAAACAGTTAGTCAAATACTTCGAGACAGGCACCCTCTCGTGTTCGGCTCGGAATTCACTCCTCGAAGAGCTAACAAAACCCAAGGCTACATAGAAGGTGCAGCCTTCTCAAGATTGAAGGATCTAAACCCAACAAGCCGTGACCACATTGCGTGGGTCATGCAGACTTACTACGGATGGAAGCCGACAGAATTCACTGATAAGGGTAAACCTGTCATTGATGAAGTTGTGCTGAAAGACATTGGATCAGAAATTGCACTGCAGTTCTTCCGATGTCTTGAACTTACTAAGTTCCTGGGGATGTTATCAGAAGGTGTTAATGCCTGGCTGAAGCTAGTCAAGAAAAACAGAGTGCATCACCACTGCTCAGTGGCAACAATCACCCATCGATGTGCACATCGTAAACCGAACTTAGGTCAGACACCAAGCGAAGCTGAATTCAGGAGATTGTTCAGAGCAAGTCCTGGGTATGTGATGGTTGGTGCTGACTTGGCAGGTATTGAGCTGAGGATGCTGGCACATTACTTGGCTCGATATGACGGTGGTCGCTACGCCGATGTACTACTCAATGGTGATATCCACCAAGAGAATGCAGACAAAATCGGCATCTCAAGAAAGTTAGTTAAGACCGTAACCTATGCATTCCTCTATGGTGCTGGTGACCAAAAGATTGGGCTTTCATACGATGCCCAGCTTCCCCCGGACAAGGCAAAAGCAAAGGGCAAGGAAATCAGGCAAGCCTACATGGATGCCATTCCGGGCCTTGAGAAACTTGTTGAGGCTACTAAAACTGCTGCAAAGCGAGGTTACATACGCAGCATCGACGGTCGGCATATCAGCGTTAACTCGGCGCATAAAGCGCTGAACATGCTGCTGCAGTCATCTGCAGGGGTAATTGCAAAGCGCTGGATGCTACTGACGCATGAGGCAAAGATCAGAGCTGGTATTGAGGCTCACCAACTGGCGTTCGTTCATGACGAATTGCAATTTGAAACGTCTCCAGAAATGGTAGAGGATATGAAGTTTGCTCTGTTATGGGGGGCAACTACAGCTGGAGAATACTACAACCTAAGGGTTCCAATTTCTGCTGATGCTAAATCAGGATTGAACTGGAGCGAAGTACACTAATTATGGCAGTAAAGTCAAAGACATCACTTGGTCGTGTTGAGTTCAAATCACGTGCCAAGTTCAAACATACACACCAAGGAAACGGAACCAGATCGCTCCCTAAAGGCACTAAGAAACTGCGGAAGGGGCAAGGTAAATGAGTCTACTTATTGATGCTGATTTCATCGTATACAAATGCTGTGCAGCCAGTGAAACAGAGATCGACTTCGGAGATGATGTCATCGTCGTCACCTCCAAGTTCAGTGAAGCATATGAGTATGTCGAACGCGAGTTATACAACATCGCAAATGACATTGGATGCTTCGATGAGTCTGTTCTGTTCTTTTCTGATTCTGTTAACTTCCGCAAATCTATTGATCCAGCGTATAAAGGACATAGAAACAGAAAGAAGCCGTGCGGCTACAAGAGGGTCATCAACAAGCTCAAGGAAGAATATCCCGTAGTCGTGATGACAGGCCTTGAAGCGGACGATGCTATAGGCATATACGCTACAAAGGAAGAAGGGCACATCATATGTAGTCCTGACAAGGATATGCGGCAGATCCCAGGTGACTTGTACGACCTTACTAATGAAGTCGTCACAATCACAAAAGAAGAGGGAAAGCGCTGGCATTTGATCCAGACAATGGCTGGTGATCAAACAGATGGGTATAGCGGTGTACCAAGTATTGGAATCAAGAGAGCGGACGCTCTGCTGACTGAGAAAGGAGCAACGTGGAATACCGTTCTGGAGACCTTCCTGGAAAAGGGTCTCACTGAAGATGATGCAATTAAGAATGCACGTCTAGCAAAGATCCTACAAGTGGAAGATTATGATTTCACCATTCAAGAACCAAGACTTTGGTCTCCCAGCTCCAATAGTCGAAATGACGATGGAGCAACAGTTCAAGCTAAAGCAAATTGAAAATGCATTAAGGAGTCCAGAGACACAGCTTGAAGATGTGATCACTGTGTTTCTAGCTCTACAGCATCAGAACTTTGTCTTAAGCAATTCACTGGCAAACCTTGTAAAGAAATGGCCAACTCCAACACCCAAGGCCCAAGCTACTACAGGCGAGGGTCAATACAAGCATGGGACTTCATCCGAGATCAAGGATTGAACTTCCATCTTGGTAATGCAATCAAATACATATGCCGAGCTGGATACAAGGACAGCAAGGTATCTGATTTAACTAAAGCCATCCATTATCTGCAGAATGAACTCGAACATGAAATCCTTCATCAGTCAACAAGCAAAGGAGTTCAGGGCTGGTTTCCAAGTGAGGAACAGTACGACGCCAGCTTCACGGACTATGCAACGGAGTTTGATCGTTGAAGAATTCAAAGAGTTCTTGGAATCAGAGAACCAATTGATTATGGGACTCCGCATTAATGCTGCGGACTGCCTGAAGGAATTAGCAGATCTAGTTTATGTCTGCTATCAATATGCAGAGAACTTGGATTGGGATCTTGATGAAGCTCTCAACCGAGTACACGAAAGCAATATGTCCAAGCTTGGGGATGATGGACAACCAATCCGCCGTGATGATGGAAAGGTATTGAAGGGCCCTAACTATCAACCACCTAATCTTACTGATCTCGTTTAATAATGTCTACGACCACCAAAGAACTGATTGCCCGAACTGGGCGAGTGCAATCTTGGATTGACGACCCAACATCACGACTTCCCGTTTCTTGCACCGTGTTCGTGGTGGAAGACACAATGGAGGGACCAAATGGTCTTGAGGCATCTTGGCGCTTTGTTTCACATGCTCTTCGCTACGGTGCCGGTGTTGCTGTACACCTATCTAAGCTGCGACCAAAAGGTGCTGAGAATGGCAAAGGGTTGGTGGCTAGCGGGCCAGTGTCCTTTGCCAAAATATATTCGACCTTGAATGAAGTGCTCCGTCGTGGAGGCATCTACAAGAATGGAGCTGTTGTATGTCATCTGGATCTCAACCATCCTGATGTGCTTGAGTTCATTGCTGCTAGCCGTAGTGAGCTTCCTTGGATTAAGCGCTGCGTCAACATTAATGATTACTGGTGGCAAGAGGCCACGGAAAATACAAAGGCAGCACTCCTAAATGGCATTCGTAAAGGTGACATCTGGCTTAACAAGACTAAGGTTGATCGAAATGGAAATCGAATCCGGGGTAACGTTTGCCTGGAAGTTTATCTCCCAAGCCGGGGAACCTGTCTACTGCAACATGTCAACCTCGGCGGGTGCGAACTCAATGACATTCAAAGTGCGTTTGTCTACGGAATGTCCGAATTGTGCGTACTTCACAGCAAGACAGGTGTTGGAGAGAGCGGAGAATACCTGCCTTCAGAGACAGATCGCCAAGTCGGTCTCGGAATGCTGGGACTTGCCAACCTTCTGAGACAGGAAGGAATCAGCTACAGTGAATTTGGGGAAGCAATAGAAAAGCTGAATACTGGTCAGGACTTCCGTAACTATGAATCGACACCTGCAATCATTCTGGCCAAGGAGATGGCAGCAGGCATCCAAGCAGCTGCTGAAATTGCAAAGCTGAACAATATGGATCGAGCCTTTGCCATTGCTCCTACAGCATCTTGCAGCTACAGGTATAAAGACCTTAATGGTTACACAACCTGCCCTGAGATTGCTCCTCCTATTGGTCGTCAAGTGGATCGCGACAGCGGAACATTTGGCGTCCAGAGCTTTGACTATGGTCCTGTTGAGATCGCGTCTGAAGTTGGTTGGGATGATTATTTCCGTGTGGCAAATGGCATCGTAAAGATGCTTGATAAGACGGGACTTCTTCATGGCTATTCGTTTAACTCGTGGTCAGATGTGATCACATATGATGAAGCCTTTATTGAAGAGTGGCTTGCATCTCCGCAAACCTCCCTTTACTACTCGCTACAAGTGATGGGAGATACACAAGACAAGTCGAGTGCCTACGCTGCACTGGATGAGTCTGAAGTTGACGATTACTTGGATGCGCTTCTAAATGATCCAGTACCTGATTGTAATTGTGGAGAGTAATGAACCCGTATCAGAAACTGTTTAATCGTAAACGTAAGTGGTCACCTGTTCAGACCACAGCCGGAGCTGTCAAAGAAGGCTCAGAGGAAACAATCTTCCGAGCCCTTGCTTTGCGGCATATGGAACTCCCCGTTGGGGATTTTATTCAAGATGCACTAACCAATGAAGTTCCAGAGCTATCACGCGACCTACTGCTGTCCAATATCAAGGACGAAGAAAACCACGACTTGGCTCTCGGCTACATCGCGAACGCTTACGGCGTTGACGAGAAAGCTGAAGCCGAAGCAATGCGCCTCCGGGAAGCTTGGGTCTCGCATCCTGATCACACTGTCGCCAAAGCAATGGTTGCCGAGCGTGCGATTTTCTTCGTACTACTCCCATTCTTCCGCTTTAATGGTGACGCTGGAATGCGAACAGTAAGCGCTGATATCTCAAGAGATGAACAAGTTCATGTTGCAACGAATAGCCTGGTATGTCGTGAGCTTGGCCTCACTGTGTCTCCTAGTCTGGATAAGCTCAGGAAGGCAACCATTAATTGGGTGATGCAGCCGTTGAAGAAATCGGACAATAAATATCTCGACAAGCAATTCTGGTTGGACCAGAGTGACAGTCTGATGTATGCAGGAAAAGCGGAAGGATTGATCGAAACGCAACGAGCAAGAATGCCATCTTTCTTTGAACATGCAAACCCCAACCTCCCACAATATGCTTAACCTGCTGGAGACATCAGGTTTGCAATTTAATGTTCTCCTTCAGAAGTTGGAGGAGAACTTCCCACAAGTTAATCCCCACCCGGATGATACACACTCGCAAATAATGTACCGCTCAGGCCAGCGCTCTGTGGTCGAGTGGATTCAACATCAACTTACGGAAGAAGACAATGAGCGCTACACTAGATCTAATTAGAGCTGCGGCTGCAAGGAAGGGTATCCCACTAATCATGAACGCAGGAAGTAGGGATGCCTACACAGTTCCTGCTGGTGATTATGCTGCGCCTGCACAAGCTCCACAACAGAATCTAAATCAGTTCTTAGGTGCAAACGCAACACAGGGATCACTTGGTGCTCAAGCAGTAAACCGTGCTCTGGAGAGTGGCTTAACTGCTGAGCAGATCAGGAACCAAGCAGCTGCACAAGGCTTGAACATTGGAGCAGGAGCACTGCAACAACTACAGATAAACCCTGCTCCACAGAATGCCAATAGCTTGGCAGCATTTCTTGGGGGCAACTCAACTCCTGGTGTGCTGGGTGCGCAAGCATTTAACAGAGCCATACAAAGTGGGCTGACACCACAACAAATCCAAAGTCAAGCAGCTGCACAAGGATTGACGATTGGTGCAAATGCTCAGCAAGCAGCGAATGCCCCAGCAACAGTGGCACCCAAGTTCGATAAGAACGCAGGTTTCGGGCAGAATGTATTGGCTGCTGGGAACACGCTGTCGCAGAAAGAACTGCAAAGGATTTCCAGGGTTACTGGCAAGTCGCAGGATCAGGTTCTGGAAAAGGCCGTACAGAAAGGTTTGTCTATTGGCTCAAAGGTAGTCAATCAATACACAGCCGAGAACAGTCTGCTGCCAGAGGCGGCTAGGTTTGTTACCCAAAAAGGTCAAGAGATCAACTATGACCCCTTTTCTGGAAACCCAATCCTCCAGAAGATTAACAACTCACCTAAGCTAGACAAGGGAAGTAAGTTGTTTATCAGTAGCAAGGGAAGTACATCGACAGTCTTGCCTCGTGGTCCTGTAACTGGCACTCAGCCAAATAGGAATACACGCCCTGTATCGAATGAACCGGCCATGCCGACGGGTAGCCCAACCGGTACAGCTGCACCAAACATGACTCCTGCAGGCCAGGGTCAAATGAACGTGCAAGACTTTCTGGATCAACTGATGACTTCTATGGAAGAACCCGCGATGGCTGCAATGCCAACGCTGGAGTCCTTTGAAGATGTAAGTTCTGAGTTTGATATCAATGATCCACTGCAGTTTGCTGCACTTGGACAGTCCTATCTAACTGATGCAATTCGTGCTGCACGACGCCGTGCACAGACTCGGCGAGATTACATGAGGAACATGATGATGATGTCGATGATGCAAGGCATGAGTCCTCTTAGTATTGGCGGGGGATTGAATGTCGGCTAAACAAAGGTATGATTTACTGTACGGTCATCGCACTCAATACCTACACACAGCACGTAGAGCAGCAGAGCTTACGTTGCCTTACCTAATCCGTGATGATGAAGAAGACTACAAAAGCAACAGGATCCTGCCAACACCTTGGCAATCCGTAGGTGCTAAAGGTGTAGTCACTTTGTCTGCAAAGCTCATGCTTGCTTTGCTTCCTCCACAGACAAGCTTCTTTAAGCTTCAAGTGGATGAATCAATGCTTGGTCAGGAGTACGGACCCGGTATTAAATCAGAACTTGATCTTGCTTTTGCAAAGATCGAGAGAACCATTATGGAATCGATTGCTGCCAGCGATGATCGAGTCGTTGTGCACCAAGCGTTGAAGCATTTGGTGGTTGCAGGAAATGCACTGATTTACATGGGCAAAGAAGGGCTGAGGTTGTATCCACTTAATCGCTATGTGTTGGACCGAGATGGAGATGGTAACGTCATTGAAATCGTAACCAAAGAGCGAGTCTCAAGGAAACTCATCGAGGATATGCTGCCAGAGCGCAAACCGAATCAGGTTGGCTCAGACAAGCATAACAATCAAGATGAGGTTGATATCTACACACACGTTCGACGTGACAACAATCGCTACGTCTGGCATCAAGAAGTTGATGATGTAGTGATTGAGAAGTCATTTGGTAAGGCACCACTTGATGCAAATCCATGGATCGCACTGCGCTTCAATACGGTTGATGGAGAGATGTACGGCAGGGGCAGGGTCGAAGAATTTATCGGAGACCTTCGTTCCCTTGAAGCACTATCCCAGGCACTTGTAGAAGGCTCTGCAGCAGCAGCAAAGGTTGTCTTTGTTGTGTCGCCATCAAGCACAACCAAACCGGCCACACTGGCCGCTGCAGGCAACGGTGCCATCGTTCAGGGACGACCTGATGATATTGGTGTCGTACAGGTTGGGAAGACTGCAGACTTTAGGACTGCATATGAGATGGCTCTCCAACTGGAGCGTCGTTTATCGGATGCATTCTTGATTTTAAATGTACGACAGTCTGAACGAACAACTGCAGAAGAAGTGCGGATGACTCAAATGGAATTGGAGTCACAGCTTGGCGGACTATTTAGTATGCTGACTGTGGACTTCCTTGTTCCCTATTTGAACCGGAAGCTGAATGTCTTCCAGAAGACTGGTGAAATCCCACGTATTCCCAAAAACATTGTCAAGCCAACCATTGTCGCTGGTATCAATGCATTGGGACGTGGGCAAGATCGAGAGAGCCTTGGTTCCTTCCTGATGACAATTGCTCAGACGATGGGACCTGATGCTATTCAGACATATGTCAATCCTGAGGAAGTAATTAAGCGTTTAGCAGCATCTCAAGGAATTGATGTCCTGAATCTTGTTAAGTCCACTCAAGATATCCAGGCAGAGCAGCAGCAAGCAATGGCACAACAACAGCAAATGGAACTTACCAAGCAAGCTGGACAGTTGGCATCTGCACCAGTAAATGATCCATCCAAGAATCCTCAAATAAATGACGGACAAATCACCCAGCCGGAACAACCGGCGTAGACCCACTCAAATGGAACCTCCTCGTTCAATGAAGGAAGTTCCGCATCCACCATCAGAGAAGCCTGTGCTTAAGGTAGAGACTCCTGAACCGGATAAGTACAAAGCTAAGGCCAAGATTGGAACTCCTACCCTTGGTCGTTCACCCAACTATGTAACGAAGGTTGGTCTTGGTAACCTAAAAGTAATCACTGCACATGGCAACACTGACGTATGATCCGAACCCCGTGGATCAACCTGAATTTAACGAAGCGGAACAAGAGGCTCTAGCGATTGGCGAAGCGCAAGCCGCTAAAGAACAACAGCTCTTGGCTGGTAAGTTCCGTGATGCTGAAGAGCTAGAGAAAGCTTACGTTGAATTGCAATCGAAGCTTGGTTCTCGCAATAGTGATAATCAGGTAGAGACTTCAGCATCTGAAGACACGCAAAGCGAAGGTGAAACACCGGAAGCAGGTGATGCATTTCTGGATACGCTCTGGCAAGAGGCAGTATCTGGAAAGCTGACAAAGGAGACTCAGGCAAAGCTGTCGAAGATGGATTCTGCTGATCTAGCAGCTGAGTACATTAAGTATCGTTCTGAGGTTGAATCTGGCAATAGTGGTCCGGAGTTTAATGAGAGTCAACTGAAGTCAATCAGGAACATTGCAGGTGGTGACGATGGTTACCAAGAAATGATTGCCTGGGCTTCGGAGAATCTCTCTCCCGAGGAGGTTGATATGTATGACAGTGTGATGGCAGAAGGAAGCTTTAATGCAATCAACTTTGCTGTTCACGCACTCAAGGCACGGTACACAGAAGCCAATGGAATTGAAGGTCAGCTACTGAAAGGTAAGCCGGCAGCAAACAACCGTGATGTGTTCCGATCTCAAGCGGAAGTGGTATCTGCTATGTCAGATCCACGATATGAGCGAGACCCCGCATATCGTCAAGATGTATATGCAAAGCTCGAACGTTCAGAACTTAACTACTAATTATTGGAGAAATCAAATGGCTAAAGGTAAAGGCTGCAAAGGCGGTGGCGGTAAGAAGCGCTACTGATTAACAACAAGATAGTTCCGTCAATACTGCGAGTGTGTTGGCGGACTGAAGGAGTGAGCAATATCAAGTCCTTCGCTATCTAATTATGATTCCTATTCTGACTACTCTGTCGGTGATTAGCTCTTGGTATGGTCCTGGTTTTCACGGGAACACAACCGCGAGTGGATCTCGATACAATCAAAACGGCCTTACTGCTGCTCATAAGTCACTCCCGTTTGGTACACGTCTACGTGTATGCCATCAACGGTGTGCTGTGGTGACGGTCAATGATCGGGGTCCTTACACATATGGAAGGGATCTGGATCTCAGTAAAGGTGCGGCTGATGCTATCGGTCTCACTGCCTCTGGAGTTGGACGGGTAACAGTAACTCGACTAAACTAATTCCAATTATGACTGCAACTATCGCAGATCGTCGCTCTCAGGATTCATCTTGGGAGCTTTTTTGTAACTGGGTCACTTCGACCAATAACCGTCTTTATGTTGGGTGGTTTGGAACACTGATGATTCCGTGTCTCCTAGCAGCCACCATTTGCTTTGTAATTGCATTCATCGCGGCTCCCCCTGTCGATATTGATGGCATCCGAGAGCCCGTAGCAGGGAGTCTTCTTTATGGAAACAACATCATATCGGGAGCCGTCGTTCCGAGCAGCAATGCCATCGGACTTCACCTCTACCCAATTTGGGAAGCTAATTCACTTGATGAATGGCTCTACAACGGGGGACCGTTCCAGCTCACAGTATTCCACTTCCTCATTGGCATCTATGCTTACATGGGACGGGAGTGGGAACTTAGCTATCGACTAGGGATGAGGCCCTGGATCTTTGTTGCATACTCAGCCCCGGTGGCGGCTACTACCGCTGTATTCCTTGTCTATCCCTTTGGCCAAGGAAGCTTCTCGGACGCCATGCCCCTGGGTATCTCCGGCACCTTCAACTACATGCTGGTGTTCCAGGCTGAGCACAACATCCTGATGCACCCCTTCCACATGCTTGGTGTGGCTGGTGTGTTCGGTGGCTCC